ATTACAGCTCAAGGTGGTACGATAGGGCAATGGGTAATTGATGCTAATACAGGTGAATTAAGAGATAGTGATAGTGAAATAATATTCTCACCTGACCCTGCAGAGATTCAGATGTATGCCGGAGGAGATAAAAAAGTAATTATAGCACCAACTGCAGACCTAACAACAGCAGCAGGTGGAACGCAGAATATGAATCTGTCGACACAGATTACTCAACCTTCAGCTACAGCTACAAACCCATACGGAATTATTTACGCTGAAAATTTCTCATCATTAGGGTCTAATAGTTTTACTCCTAGTTCTCCCGGTGATTTAGAAATTACAGTAAACGTACCTTACTTTAAACCAGAAAGCCCAGGTAATAATCAAACAGTAACAAACGCTTCACCTTCATATGATGGTTCTAGCGAAGGACAAACTCACGGGAAATCCTATACTACGAGAGCGGAAAACTCAGTAGAACTTTTCTTACAGGCAGTTCAACATAACAATTCAAATAACGTATTAGGAGAAGTTTCATTAGGAAAAGCCACTAGAAGAGTAGGTCAAAATGCATACACATATTATGAAGCATCAGGATCAACTATAACAGGTGGTTTCGGTCCATTTGAAAACTTCACATCAGTTATAGGAAGTACTGAAATAGAGTTATCTGACGGTTCCTATATACAGGCTAAAGATGTAACTGAAGATACAAAAATAAAAGTATGGGATTGGGTAGACGGAAAAAATGAATTTATAGAAGGTAGTGTATCTGGAATAGCAACATCAACTCAACCTCAATATGTAGAGGTAATAACAGAATCTAAGAAAATAAAAGTATCACTCTCTCACGGGTTCTGGTTAGATAATAACGTATCTAAAAACGTAACTACGCTATTACCTGGAGAAGATGAAATATATATTATAGCAGGTAACGAACTTAAGAAAGAGAAGGTATTAGCATGGGAATTAATAAATGAACCGGTAGATGTCTACTCTTTAAAAGTACCTAAATATAATAACTACATTTCCAACGGTATCTTATCTCACAACCCTATAGGTGCAACGTCATTTGCTTGGGTAGCAAAAACACAAGCTGCAATCTCAAGTACTACAAACGCAGTAGCTGCTCAAAACGGTAAAGTTGTAACATTAAATATTAACGCTGCTACTCAACTTAAATTTAGATATAAACTCAAGTTTGGAGCTAGAGGTGGAACTAATCTTTCTAGAAACAGTTTAGGAGTCGTTACCACTACACTTACTAACCAAACAAACAACCAATGGAACGGTTCAGTTAACACAGTCTCACTACCTTCTAGCGTTGCTTTAGCAGTACCAACCAACTTTGTTGAAATTAAAGCAGGTGGTATACAAGTAGTTTCAGATGCTAATAAGTTTGTAAAAATACCTCGTATAGCAGCAGGTTCTAGTGATACTATACTATTTACTGCCAAAGGAGGAATAATGAACACAGATTCTATTCGTCCTAATTCTAACGGAATTCCCAATTTAGGGGGCTCTTCTTATAGATGGAATAACGTATTTAGTGAAGCAGGAAACTTCTCTGGAGCAGTAGCAACTGGAGCTTTAACAGTAACTGGTGCAATAACAGCAACAGGTAACATAACAGCATTTAAATCTTCGGATGAGAGGTTAAAAGAAAACATAATAAATCTAGATGGTTCTTTATCTAAAGTATTAAAACTTAGAGGTACTCGATTTGATTGGAGAGAAGGTAATGATGAAATTCATCCTCATGAAGGAAATGATATAGGATTTATAGCACAAGAGGTAAAAGAAATTATACCTGAAGTAGTAGGAGAAATGCACGGAGGATATTACGGTGTTCAGTATGATAAATTAACCCCAATCTTAGTTGAAGCTATAAAAGAATTATCTAAAAAGGTAGACATATTAGAACAGAAACTAAAAGATAAAGAATAATGGCACTACCGACATCAGGACAAATTTCTTTTGCAGACTTTAATACAGAGTTATCCAACTCTGCAGGAAGTCAAATAGATATGCAATCTACAGGTGAAACATTTAATCTTGATGTAAATGCTACAAACTGGTCTGATAGTGTATCAGGATTAGGTATGAATGAATTCCACGGTCTTGATATAGATGATCAATACGGTGGTGGTGGTCCTAGTCCTAGTTAAACATAATTAAATGGTTGTATGGAAGTTGTATGGGTATTTGATAACATAAAAAATCACAAAAATTTTTACAGTAGGTACAATGTTCTGATGTTTATAGCATCTATTTCCTTATGGAGAAAATACCATCCTAATCATAACACAGTTTTATATATAGACGATATGTCTAAAAAACTTCTAGAAGACTTAGAAGTTACCGATCTTTGGCATTCTATAAGAGAATTAGAATACCCAGAAAAAATCAACAAACACATATTTTGGTCAGGTTGTAAAACTAAAATTATTAGTGAAACAAAGATTCCTATATTATTAATTGATCACGATTTTTTAATTTTTAGAAACGTAGATGAATACTTGAAAGACGATATACTATGTACCTATGATGAATTTGCTATTAACTGGTACCCTTCATCTGGTGATGTTTATAATAAAAATTTAACTACCCCAATCGAGCATATAATAAACAGAGCATCTAACGTAAGCTTATTTTATCTTCCTGATCCAAAATTTGCAAATAGATACGGTAAACAGACTCTAACTAACCATGAAGAATTTACTGCAATGGAAGCAGAAGGTATGACAGCTAATCATATGATATACTCAGAACAGTTTATGTTAAGACAGTGGATAGAAAAAGAAAACATACCGTATAAGACTTTATGTAAAAACATATGGGACTGTAAAGTAACTACATATACTGCAACAGAGTGGGAAAATGGATATTGGAGCAGAGAACAAGCCAATAAGAGTTACAGACATTACGGAGTCGATAAACGTAAAGTATTAGAAAACAAACCAGGGTTTGAATATGAAGAGACAATCTCTTACTTATTCAGATGTATTAATGCAGGTAAACTAACTGATGTTAATAAGTTAAAGACTAATATTCAAATAATAGAACGTAAGTAATGGGGTTTATAGTAAAGAAGAAAGTAGATGTAAGAGGCGTAGGAGAGTTAGATCAATTCTACGTTAGGGTAGATAAATATACTATATACCGTAATAGAAGTAGTTTAGACATATTAACAGGTCATTTTGATTCCGTAGAATCTGCAGCATCTGCTTCTGGTATTTTCTTTGGAGATTATAACGATTATAGTAACCAACTTCCTACTTCTATGTCTGTTGATGGAAATCAAATTAATTATAATCCTAGGCTTTCAATAAACTTAGGTTCTAATACAACAGTAGAGCCATATCTTTCTTCTTCAATTGCTAAAGACTCAACTCCATATATTGACTTTGATGATGAAGGAAATGAAATTGAAAAAGAAAAAGTAGAATATTACCAAGTAGAAGAAATGTCCACAGTTAAACTCAAAAAAGATATTTCTATAATTGCAGATAATATTTACGAATTTGCATACGAAAAACTAAAAGAGAAATATAAAAGAGACTTTGATCCTTGTAAAATAGAGGATGCATAAGTTGCTTTTTTCCTGTTTAATTCTTATATTTAAAGATTATGGTAACAGTACCCGGATGGACATACAGTGGAAAAATTGTAAATGAAATATCAGACATGCCAGAAGGCACGTATGGATTTATTTACGAAACTACTCATAGACCTAGTGGCTTAAAATACTTAGGAAAAAAAGTACTATTTTTTGAACGTAATAAAAGACTAGGAAAAAGAGCTTTAGAAGCTTTAAGAGAAGAAAGAAAAGCTAAAGGTATTGGAGGTAGAGTTCCTCTTAAACAAAAAGTAATAACAGAATCAGATTGGAAAGAGTATTACGGTTCTCATAAAGAGATACTTAAACTAGTAAAAGAAGGTACTCCAATGGACTTTGAAAGAAAGATTCTACACTATGTTAAGAATAAGAAGCAATTAACATATTTTGAGTGTAAATACCTATTTATAAATGAAGTACTAGAGAACCGTGATAAGTATATCAACGATAATATTCTAGGAAAATTTTATAGAAAAGATTTCACATAATGATACAACTAAAAGAACTTATCGGATATCCATCATTAAAATACCATTTAGATAATGGTCTGACTTTATCCGAGCATGTCTACCGTTATAGCTCTGATGCCTTTATACAACTATTTAAAGAAGCTAGAGAAGCATGGAGAGACGGTAAAATAGAATTAAACGAACAAGATACTTTATTATTAGAAACTACTGATATCGGGGAGTACGGGGACTATAATGGTATGAGAGTACCTTTAGATTTACCAATGGTATCTCCAAATTATAATCCAATGTTTGAAATCGGTAACTTAATCGATGAGATGATTGAAAATGAAGACACTATCGATGAAGCAGCTACTATAGAAGAAATGATAGACTTTGAAATGATCAAAGAACTAGTTGAATCTATCGGCGGCCAAATGAATATGGATAAATTTAGAAAAGCAGTATCTATACAAAACGAAACTTTCGATTATAACGGCTTTGAAATGTTAAAAGCTTCTGTAGATTATATACCAGAAGCAGAATATAGTGGTAAAAAAGTTGCACTTAACAAACCTAAAAGAGGTGGAAGTAAAAAATTCTACGTTTATGTAAAATCTAAAAAAGGTAACGTAAAGAAAGTATCATTCGGTGATACAGGACTTTCAGTTAAGTTTAAAAAGAAAGGTGCTAGAGCATCATTTGCCGCTAGACATAAATGTGCACAGAAAAAAGATAAAACCAAAGCCGGTTACTGGTCTTGCAATATCGGTAGATATTGGAAGTCATTAGGGGGGAGTTCTAACTTCTCTGGTTACTGGTAAAAAACTTAACACAATATGCCAGTTTTTAACGCAGGTACATCAAATATTGGTTTGCGAAGCGATATGCATACAAACTCCGCTTCCGCACACAAAATTGAAAGCAATCCTATATCTCTTAAAGAAATAGGTGAAAATCACTATGCTCCTCCAACTCCTGGATCTGGTGCTGATAAGATTTCTCTAATTTATAATAAGTCTTTTAGGGTAATAGGTTTTCAAGCTTCAAGATGTACAGTATCTGTTACTTATCCAACTACTTATAACGCCTGGAAATGGAAAACTGGTGATTCTGCTAATGGAACTGCAACAATGGCAATTTCTCATACAGATTTTATAACTAACGGTAGATCTTTATACTTAAGAGGAACAAGCTATAGTACATACACTGGGATTAATTTATCTATAACTGCTGATTACGGCTACAGTGTGTCTTCTTATGCTTTTTATAATTCAGCAGGAGCATTTGTACAGGGGTATAGCTCTACAGCAACAGTCTTTACTTTATACAGTGGAACACATACTGAGAGTAATAAATTTTTCATGAGATGGTTCGCAACATAATGAATAGACCTTATACAGAATCGATAACAAAAGACTATACAGTTAGAGAATTTTCATCTAATACATCTACTTTTGAATTTGTTTGGCATAGAGATAAAGAAGATAGAGTAGTACAGGCTATGCATGATACTGATTGGAAATTCCAACTAGATAACGGTACACCACAGGTATTATCTGAAAATAAACTATTTATACCAAAAGAGACCTATCACCGTCTTATTAAAGGAACAGGTAATTTAAAGGTCAAAATTTTTAAACTATGAAAATATTAGACATAATATTAGAAAATACAGACTACAGTAATCAAGAAGATAGTTTAGCTAGAGATATACGAAACGCGACTAAGTCTGGAGAATTATATGTTAGTATGGGAGATTACGTTGGTGGGAGAAGTGATGATGATCCATTAAAAGATATGTCTTTTGGTAAAGTAACTTTTAAAACACAATCTGATTTTGATCCAAAACACTGGAGTGAAATTATAAAGTTTATAGAGTCTAAAGGATATGAAATCACCAGTGACAGCAATTACGCAGACTCTGACGACGATAGATACTACTACCCTACTATAAAATTTCATTTCAAAACTCCTACTAAATAAAACATGTATGAGACTTTCACACGTTATACTAGGAGAAATTTTATACTATGATCCTGATTTTGAAAAGCAGGTTGATAAAATACTAGATCAAGGAGGAAAGCACCTCGGTTCAGGTGACTACGGTTCAGCTTATTTACTTAACGGAAGAGTTTATAAAGTAACCACAGACGAAATCGAATTAGAACACGCAGAAGCACTTAAAGGTAAAAAAACAAATAACTTCGCTAGAATATACGATGTAGAGGTTATTAACCCTAAATTGGGTATTATACAAATGGAGGTTTTAGGAGAGTTTAAAGGTAATATTCCGGAAGAGTGGATTAACGCAGTAGAAAAGGAAGCTCAACAATACGGAATAGATCCTGATGAATTAGACATCAGACCTTCAAATGTTATGGTAAATCAGAAAAAACACCTAAAATTAGTTGATATTTAGACTAATTCTTCTTATATTATAGTATAACTAGTTACAGAACATTGTATGGATTATACATTCCTACTGGGCTCTATTGAAAATTTGTTAGGCAAATCTCATAAGAGAGCAAGAGATAATCACGCTTTCCATTGCCCTTTTTGCAATCATCATAAGCCTAAGCTTGAGATTAAGATGAGCACTAATGAACAAGGTCAAAATCCTTGGGAATGCTGGGTATGCCAAACTAAAGGACGTACAATAAGATCACTTCTTAAACAATTAAAAACTCCTAGAGATACTGCTAACGAGATATTAAAATACGTACCGAGAGGTTCACAAATAGAATATAAGCAGCTATCTATAATAGAGCTACCGAAAGAATACCAACCCCTCTATTCCGCTTCCAGTACTTCAGTTATAGCTAACCTAGTTAAAAAATACTTATATGAACGAGGACTTACCGACAATGATTTTATTAAATACGGTGTTGGATACTGTACAACTGGAGAATATGGAGGAAGAGTCATTATCCCAAGTTATACTTCATCCGGTACGCTCAACTTTTTTATTGCAAGAAGTTTTGATGGAAGCTACTTTAAGTACAAAAATCCTGAAGCTTCCAAAGACATAATATTCTTCGAAAATCTGATTAACTGGAATGCACCTATTATTATATGCGAGGGAGTATTTGATGCTATTGCAATACGCCGAAACGCTATTCCTATATTGGGGAAGAGTATTTCTAAAGAACTTTATAAAAAGATTATAACAAGCAATGTAAGAGACATCTATATTGCCTTAGATAACGATGCTAAATCTAGAGCATTACAAATAGCAGAACAATTTTTAAATAATGGTAAAAGAGTTTTTATAGTTGAGATGAAGGATAAAGATCCTTCCGAAATGGGATTTCGAGCTTTTACCGAACATATTCAATCAGCAGAAGAGTTAGACCTGTCTCGTCTAATGCTGCACAAATTAGACCTATGATAAAACAAGGTATGAACATTCTCAAGCAGAATGAAAAAAAGAGGTTGGATTTTCAACCAGAGTTAAAACAAATTAATTTTTTAGATAGAAGAGTGTATAAGAGATCGGAAGGAGTATACTACCCATCTGTAACTACCATACTCCAGTATATGCCCAAAAATAAATTCTTTGAGTCATGGCTTAAGGATGTTGGGCATAGCGCCGATCTTATTATGAGAAGAGCTGGAAAAGAGGGTACTCAAGTTCATGAGGCAGCAGAATCGTTAGTATTAGGAGAAGAAATTTCATGGATGGACGACTATGGAAATGCTAAATATTCTCAATTAGTTTGGGAAATGATTTTAAAATTTCATGATTTCTGGACTACACACAAGCCGGAACTTATATCAGCAGAAGATTTTGTTTATTCAGATGAGCATAAATATGCAGGTACTGCTGATTTAGTTGTAAAGATGGATGGTGAAGTTTGGTTATTAGATATTAAAACATCTAATAGTATTCATAAATCATACGATTTACAGTTAGCTTCTTATGCAAAAGCATTAGAAGAATCTAAAGGTATAAAGATTGAAAGAACTGGAATTATTTGGTTAAAAGCTCAATCAAGAGGTCCTTCAAAGAAAGAAGGAGTATACCAAGGAAAGGGGTGGAAAATTAAAGTTATAGATGAAATTGACTATAATTTTGATTTATTTAAGACTATATACAAACTATATAATTTAGAGAACCCTACAGTTGAACCTATTTATAATAGTTACCCAACTACTTTAAAATTATGAAAAACTTTATAACATTATTATCCTTATTATTACTCACCTCTTGTGGTACAACATATAAGTTGACAACTTTAAATTACGACCCAATATACGATAGTGCTGGTGATACAGTGGATGTAAGTGTTATAAATAATGAATTTGAACTTGCAAGAAAGTTTAGAACAGATGATACATTTAGATGGAACTTTGCTAGATATGCAATGAACCAAGATCTAAGATGGCATTATGATTTCTATTGGAATAATAGAATGCACAGAAGTCCTTTTGGATCGCCATATGATTTTTATTGGAATTCACAC